TGAAAACTTATGTCAGGCATTAGCTCGTTGTATAATAGCGGAACAAATGTTACAAATACGTAAGAAGTATACTATAGTTTTAACAGTACACGATTCTATCGTTGCTTGTGTCAGAGAAGAAGAGACAGAGGAAGCTAAGAGATATATAGAAGCTTGTATGAGACAAGCACCTTATTGGTCTAAAGGACTGCCCTTAGATTGTGAAAGTGGTATAGGTAAAAATTATGGAGAATGTGAATGAACAAAGATAAATTACATATTGACAAAACACATAGGGAAAGATGGGATAAACTACGTCTTATCATATTTGATTTCGGTACAGAGGAAGAGATAAATTGTATAACTAATAACGATGAAACATTCTTTAAAGTATTTACGCAAGGATATGCTGAGGGTTTTAACTGTGGAATACAATATTTAGCAGAACAAATACAAATGATGGAAATGTTAGACGCAGAAGACTTTGAGACAATACAATGAGTGTAGCACCTTGGTCTTTCAGTAAGATAAAAGCATTCGAACAATGCCCCAAACAATTCTATCATGAAAAGATACTAAAAGAATTTCCATTCGTTGAAACTGCGGCAACCAGATACGGTACAGAGTTCCATACTGCGGCAGAGGAATACATTCGAGATGGCAAACCTTTAGAAGATAGATTTACTTTTGCTCTAGATATGTTAGAATCATTAAAAGCTAAAAAAGGTAATAAGATACCTGAGCAAAAGATGGGTCTTACCGAAAACCTAGAACCTTGTAGTTTTTTCTCTAAGGATGTTTGGTTTCGCGGTATAGCAGATCTAATTATATTAGATGGTGACCTAGCTTGGGTGATTGATTACAAGACAGGTAAGAACTCAAAATATGCTGATAAAGGGCAGCTAGAATTAATGGCTCTAACTGTTTTTGCACATTACCCCCAAGTAAAAATTGTACGTGGTGGGTTATTATTTGTCATAAGTAAAGACTTAATAAAAGATAGTTATACTGAGTTTGATAAAACTAAACTATGGAAAAAGTGGTTAGGTAAATACGAGTTAATGAAAACCGCCAGTGAAACTAATGTGTGGAATCCGAAACCTAGTGGATTATGTAAAAGACATTGTCCTGTAACTTCTTGCCCTCATAATGGAGATTATTAATGCCATATATAAATAAACCAAGACCATATAAAAAAGAATACCAACAGCAGAAAGCCAGAGATGAGAAAGAAGCTCGTTCGGAGCGCCAACGTGCTAGAAGAAAAATGGATAAGAATGGTAAGGATGCTAATAAAAATGGAATAGCTGACAAACGAGAAGGGAAAGATATCGCACATAAAAAGGCTCTATCCAAAGGTGGTACAAATAAGGACGGTGTGTCAATACAAACCCGAAATAGAAATCGTGCGGCTGGTGGGGCAATGAGTAAGCCCCCTACGAAGAGAGCCGCTACCAAAAAAAGAAACTAAGAAAAGAGTTAGAAAAGCCTAAGTAATATATCGGAGAACAATGTGGAAATTCTAGACAACAAAGCTTTATTGTTGCGACTACGCAATCCTGCTAAGGTAGCGGCTACACTAAACAAATGCAAAAAAATTTCTGATAACGAAGTAATTGTTAACTGGGGTATTGAAGAAGTTCATTCCCTTAAAGCATTAGGTATTAACGTACCGTCACCTATAGAGGGACAATACTCATGGACAGGTCAGTATAAACCTTTTGACCACCAGAAAGTAACAAGTGCGTTTTTAACTATGCACAAGAGAAGTTTTTGTTTTAACGAGCAAGGTACAGGTAAAACAGCTTCAGCTATATGGGCTTCTGACTTTCTACTTTCAAAGGGAGTGATTAATCGTGTGTTAGTTGTTTGTCCTTTATCGATTATGGATTCGGCGTGGAGAGAAGATCTATTCTCTTTTGCTATGCACCGTACTGTGGACGTAGCTTATGGACAAAAAGAAAAACGTAAGAAGATAATTAATCAAGGTGCTGAGTACGTAATAATAAATTATGACGGAGTGGAAACCGTATTCGATGAGATAAGTAAGGGCGGTTTTGATTGTATAATCATAGATGAGGCAACTCATTATAAGAACGCGCAAACTAAAAGATGGAAAACGTTAAAGAAACTTGTGAATGAAGATACTTGGTTGTGGTTAATGACAGGAACTCCCGCGGCTCAGTCTCCTCTGGATGCTTACGGACTGGCTAAATTAATAAACCCAGATAATGTACCAAGGTTTTTTGGGTCTTGGAGAGACTGTGTAATGCACAAGATTACTCAATTTAAATGGATACCCAAACCTAGTTCAACTGAAACAGTTTATAATGCGCTACAACCTGCTATACGGTTTACCAAGGAAGAATGTCTTGATTTACCAGACATGGTTTACTTAAAAAGGGAAGTACAACTCACTAAGCAACAAGATAAATATTACAAACTTCTAAAGAAAAACATGATTATGGAAGCTTCTGGTGAAGAAGTAACTGCTGTAAATGCGGCAATAAATATGAACAAACTGTTGCAGATATCTTCTGGTGCCGTTTATACCGATAACGGCGAGAGTTTAGAGTTTGATATATCAAACAGATACAAAGTATTATGTGAAGCTATCGATGAGAGTTCCAAAAAAGTTTTAGTGTTTGTACCGTTTAGGCATACTATTGATATTATTACAGATAAGTTAAGGAAAGATGGTATCAAAACAGAGATTATTAGGGGGGATGTATCAGCATCAAAACGTACAGATATATTCAAACGATTTCAGACAACGGACGAACCTAGAGTTCTTGTTATACAACCCCAAGCGGCGGCACACGGTGTTACTTTAACGGCGGCTAATACAGTAATTTGGTGGGGTCCGACAAGTTCTTTAGAAACATATGCACAAGCTAACGCTCGTGTCCATAGATCAGGACAAGACCATAAATGTACTGTTATTCAGTTGCAGGGGTCTCCAGCTGAAAAGCGGATATACTCATTATTAGATAGCAGAATAGACGTACACACACGTATCCTAGATCTATATAAAGAAATACTTGACTAAGTTACTATATGATACTATAATAACATTACTAGCAGCATAAAGGAGAGAAAAAATGGCTGAAGTAAATGAGGGGTTAGCACAAAAGCTAACTCGCGTATATGTAAAAATTCGCGAAGAAAAATCTAGACTTACTTCCGAATACAATAAAAAATTAGATGACCTTAACGACCAAATCGATAAGGTAAAACATGCTTTACTTAACTACTGCGAAGAACACGGAGTAGATAGCGTGAAGACATCTGAAGGACTTTTCTATAGATCAGTAAAAAGTCGTTACTGGACAAGTGATTGGGAAGCCATGCATAAATTCATTCTTGAGAATGAAGTCCCTGAGTTTATGGAAAAACGCCTTAACCAAACCGCAGTAAAAACATTTTTAGAGGAGAACCCTGAACTCGCACCGCAAGGATTAAATGTGGATTCAGAATATATAATCACAGTTAGGAAAAATAAATGACACACCCCCTTGTTAATTTAGAAGATTTATCTAAACATTTATCTGTTCACACATCTACGTTAAGAGGATGGATAAAAAAAGGTATTATACCTAAAAATACTTATATATCAGTCGGAACATGCCGCCGCTTTAATTTAGAAGCGGTGATAGCCTCTTTGACTGATGCTAAAGAAACTATAACCGAGAACGAATCAGCTGAAAGTACTTTACAATCACAGTTTGATTTTAATTCAGACCCATTCGCTGATGTAATTAGTGAACTAGATAAAGACATATAGAGGAAATATAAAATGTCAGATTTAACATTATTTGAAAACCAAACATCTTTAAGCAGTGATTTAGCAAAATCATTACAAGATATAAACTCTAATCTGCTTAGTGGTGCTTCAACAGAAACAAGACGGCGTATTAGTTTGAACGGCGGTAAATTTAGACAGTTTATCAATGGAGAACAAGTTAGGGTCAGTAAAGAAGACAATATGAATATTATCATTGTCAACGCCGCACCGATATCACGTACATATTATTCTGGTACGTATGACCCTAGTAATCCTGCCCCACCCGCATGTTGGTCACATAATACTACTACTCCTGCACCAGAAGTAGGTGATGGTAAACAAGCGTCACGCTGTATGGACTGCCCACAGAATATCAAGGGGTCTGGGCAAGGTGATAGCAGAGCATGTAGATTTGCACAACGTTTAGCCGTTGTTTTGGAAGGTGACTTAGACAAAGTTTATCAACTACAATTACCTGCCACTTCTATATTCGGTGATGGTAAAGATGGTAATATGCCTATGCAGTCCTACGCTAAGTTCTTAAATGCTCATAATACGGCGGCAATATCTATTGTTACAAATATGCGTTTTGATGAAAATAGTGGTACCCCTAAGTTATTTTTTAAACCAGTAAGACCTTTAGAAGAAAACGAACTAAAAAAAGTCCTTGAAATTAAAGATAATCCTGATACCTTTAGAGCAATAACCCTAACCGTTGCACAAACGGATGGTGTCGAAAAAGTTCAAGAAGTTACTGAAAATGGAAAATCTAACCAAAAAGCTCTGTTTGAGTCAGGAGAGGAAATCGCGATTGAGGAACCTAAAAAGGTTGCTAAAAATAAAGCGGAGCCTTCGAAAGCTAAAGAAGATTTATCCTCAATAATTGACAATTGGGATGACTAACACTTACTGAATTTTCAGTTAGATTTAATAATAAATACGACCCCCTTACGGGGGTCGTGTGTGGAGTATTTACTTACATAGAAAGAGAGACTATGAGAAATAAATTTTTGAATACAGTACTTAGTAGTGAGGGCTACTATTGCTTATTTACCGCAAAACCTTCAGAAAATAAATTAAAACAATACTTTTTTGAATCCATTCAAGACTTGTGCGTTAAAGCAGACGAATCAAATACACAGGGATATGATGCATATTTTGCTTTGGCTACGTTTGAAGAAAAAGGATCACGTAAAGTAACTAATATAAAAAACTTACGTTCCTTCTTTTTAGATCTAGATTGTGGCGAAGGTAAAGAATTTGCGTCTAAAGAACAAGCAATAAAACAGCTACAGACATTTTGTCAAAAATACAAACTACCTACTCCTCGTCTAATCGACTCAGGTCGTGGTATACACGTGTATTGGTTTCTTACTGAAGATGTCTCCTATGACAAGTGGTTACCTGTAGCAGATCAATTAAAAACATTATGTTCTATTAATAATTTTAAAGCTGACCCTGCTGTTACGGCTGACGGCGCACGTATTTTAAGAATACCAAACACGCACAATTATAAAACAGATCCTGCTTTACCTGTTATCGTACTAGGATTAAAAAGCGAGTTTACCGCAGTTGACATAGAAGATTTTACCAAGCTGCTTTTTGTAGATGGAATGAAGCCAGTTACAAAGGCTCTACAAGTACCGTTAGAGCATAACTCAACAATGCTTGCTTTGATGGGTAATCAGGAAAATTATTTTAAGGATATACTTGTACGTACACAGAACGGAAATGGATGTGACCAACTAGCAAATATTTTATATAATCAAAAAGATATCAGTGAACCTTTGTGGAGAGCAGGTTTATCAATCGCAAAGTTTTGCACTGATGGTGAGAAAGCTATACATAAATTATCTTGTGGACACCCAGAATATAGTGCGGACGAAACAAATAAAAAAGTTGAGTTAATTAAAGGACCGTATGCGTGTACAAAATTCGATGAATTTAATCTTGGGGTTTGTCAGAATTGCCCTAATTGGGGTAAAATAAAATCCCCTATATCATTGGGAAAGAGATTAAAAGAAGCCGAAATAGATAGTGAGGGTAATTATATAGAAGAACAAAAAGAAACAGTTGTAGTAGCTCCTTCTTTAACTTTACCTAATAATCCAATAGGCTCTTACACTATACCAAAATATCCTAACCCCTATATAAGAGGTGCTAACGGTGGCGTATATATTAGAACAAAAGATGATGACGGAGAAATAGTAGAAGAATGTTTGTACCACAACGATATATACGTTGTTAAAAGAGTAAGAGATGCCGAAGCGGGGGAATCGGCAGTAATGAGGTTGCACTTGCCTATGGACGGAGTGCGTGAATTTACCTTACCAATGAGTGCGATTACATCAAAAGAAGAATTTCGTAAAGCACTAGCAGCGGAAGGTGTAGCGATAACAAGAATGGATAAACTTATGACATACACAATTAATTGGGTTAACGAATTACAAAATGTTTCTAAAGCTTCGGATGCTCATAGACACTTTGGTTGGGTTGACGAGAACATGGATGGTTTTATTTTAGGAAATCAGTTAATTACCGCAGACTCTATTGAATTTAACCCACCATCAAATGCAACAGTATCTCTATTCCCTGCGTTTGAGCCACGAGGAACGCTTGAAGCGTGGAAAAAAACTATATCTTTCTGGGAAGACGAGAAATTTGTACTGCAACAATTCGGTTTAGGTATGGGATTTGGTAGCCCGCTTATGGAGTTTACTAACGTAAACTGTGGCACGGTATGCTTTCATAGTAAAGATTCAGGGCTTGGTAAAACTGCAATACAGATAGCACAGGTAGGTATATGGGGTGATCCCGAAGAACTATTAATGACGAAGGGAGACACGCAAAACTTTCGGATGAATCGGTCTGAAGTTTATCATAGTTTGCCTGTAGCAATTGATGAAATAACAAACATGAGTCCTCAACACTTGTCTGAACTTGTATACCAAAATACAAGTGGGCAACAAAAAGGACGTATGTCAGCTAGTTCTAACGTAGAAAGAAAACGTACAGGTAGAAGATGGAGTTTGTTATGCTCTATGACATCTAACACAAGTATAGTAGAACGTATAAGTATGGCAAAAGCAATGCCAAAAGCCGAAGCACAACGTGTCTTAGAATGTAAAGTAGAACGTCTATTTGATAAACATGAAAACAAACCCGAGACAGACAAGTTTGAGGAAGATATCATGCAGTATTACGGCACGGCAGGAGTTGCGTATATACAGCATGTTATGAAAAATAAAGAAGCGTGTCGTAAAATTGTTAAAGACACACAGAAAAAAATTGACATTGACGCAAAACTTACATCAGAAAACAGGTTTTGGTCTGCTACGGTTTCGGCAACGCTTTCAGGATTAATTATTGCTAAAAAGGCAGGGTTACATAATTATGATGTAAATAAGATATATAATTGGGCTGTGAAAGTTCTTCTGGAAAGTAACAAGTCCTCTGCTAACCAAATGAACAACACAGTATTTGATATAATGAATGATTTCTTCACCGAAAACATTAGCTATATTTTACAAATTAAAAGCGATACCGACAACAGATCACAACAAGGCAACGGACTAGATAATTTAGTTATACCCGAACAGGTAGCTCGTGGTAAATTGATAGCCAGATATGAAACTGACACCAAGCTATTCTTTGTTAAACCAAAAGAATTAAAGCAATGGTGCGGCGAACTTCAAATAAACTACGCCCACTTATTAAGTGAGATAAAAGAACATTGCGAAGGTAAAAATAAAAAAGTTAGATTGGCTAAAGGCACTCATCTCCAGTTACCACCGTCTAATGTTATTGTTATGAGGTTTGATCTAGATGAAGACGATAAAGAAAATAAAGGCGTTTAAGGAGGACGATTTGTATCCAGATGGAGTGCAAGTAGTCGTGCATTGGGACAATATGGATATAGGGATGTCTGTTTTTATACCCTGCATAAATGCCCAAAAGGCTGTTACACAAGCAAAAAAAGTGTTTAAGAAGCGAAAATGGCAACTAAAACACAAAATAAAAATAGAAAATGGTAATTTAGGTATTCGAATATGGAGAACTTTGTGATAATATAATCCCGACTGACGTTTTCCCCTCATTGTACGTTAGTCGTTCTCCATGCCCCTCTTCTGAGAAAGGTTTTCTCTCTTTCTTTCCGATCTTAGAAGGGGGGTTCTTATTTATTAAAGCCCCCGAGACCTTAGTATAGCCTCATTTGTTGTCACAGTAAGTCCCTGATCTTGCTCTAAGATTCTTTTAATATAAGACTTATTAGATTTTTGCATACTATCTACTGTTATAGCCTGAAACGGATGTTCATTATTGAACTCTAATATATCTGCCAGTGCCTCTGAAAACTTATCAGAATCTCCTTTAAATACAGCATCGTTAAATTTGCTCATTATACTAGATTTCTGACTATTTATTTCAGTATCTATTCTTTTCTTATATCTATTTATGTTTTGTATACGTTCAAGTTCTGTACTTTGGAACCCAATTACTTTATAAGCCATATCAAGTAGTCCGTAGTCTTCTTGAATTATAGCGCCTTTTTTAGTTTTAACTGCCCCTTCAGAAAAATCACGCGCAGCTTTGGATAAGTTAGCAATACCGGGGGGTACAATATTTTCTAGACCTCTTCTGACGTCTCCCTCCATGAAAAAATCGTAACCCCTTATTGCTCTAAGCGCAGTACTTATCGCAGGTCCACCAGCGTATCGTCCTATCATCTCTTCTACGCTTTCATCTGTTTTAGCAAATCTATTTTCTTGTAAAACTAAATTATTAAGACGTAGCCTGTCGGTAACACTCATACCAGTTACGCCCTCGATCAGACCTCTTGATAAAACATCGGGCAAAGATTTTCGTACAATATCTTTTGTTTCGTCATCATCATCCCAGAAAAATAAACTATCTAAGATCATTTCTAACAAACCATATATAGGAGTACCCATAACCCCTAATAGTAACAACGAACTTAAATTTACACCGACAAACCTTTTAAAGGCTATATCTCTTTCTTTCCTACCTTGTGCAGTTTTAGGGTACGCATTAGTAATAGCTTTATATGCGTCTATGAACATTAATGTATACATAGATAAACCATACCCTTTAAACATAAATGCAATACGCCTCCAACCTTGCTTTACAGCAGGGGCAGCAACTTCAAGCTGTCCACCCGTATTTGCTAAACTAGATTCCAAAAACGACTCTTCTAAAGCTTCTTCTA